CAGTCCCAGCCTCTATGCGGTATCGAGCCTCTGCATCATCAATGCCGGCCACCTCGTAGTGCGATTTTGTCTTGATATCCCGAAGGAGATCTTTGATGTATAATGTGATCAGCATGTCATTCGGGTTTTTTGCGGGATTTCAGCAGGGTCACGGCATTGTCCATCGCCGTCTGCGTCCTCGCTGTGTAGCTCTCAACCAGCATGGCCCTTCTCGTGGAGAAAAGAGCGGTCGTAGAAAAGAGAACGAGGTATCGGGTGATTTCCCTATCGATTGTCTCCGCCATCGACGGTTCGTAGTCCGGGACGTAAAAGGCAATCCGCATCCCTTTGGGGATTGGATTTCCGGACGTATCCAAATCCACGATAGGTGCATATTTCGCTATGTCGAAGAGACGCTTGACGAGAAGGGAGACTCCGTCGTCTATGAACCGCTTCACCGTTGATCGATCCTTCTCCGTGATCACGATGCTATCGTAGAGCGGAGTCCCGTCGTCCGAGTACGCCTCGTCCGCCGCGTGTGACACCTCGTCCTCTACGAGATCCAGGATCTGCGCCTTGTTAATGGTATAATACAACATATTCGCCCGTACTTTGTGTACGAGCGAATATAGAACCGGGCCTCCAGCCGTCCGTTGTATCTTTACCCAATCGAAGGGATGAGGTTCACCGCCTGCTTCTTCTTCTCGTCGATTATTTTCGCATAGAGTTGTGTCGTTATCACGTTCGTATGCCCGAGAAGTTTAGATACAGTGTATATGTCCGCGCCGTAGGTCAGAAGCAAAGTCGCATAAGTATGCCGTGCGCAATGGAAAGTAATGTGCTTGTTGATTTCAGCGCGCTTGACCCATCTATGTATATTGCTTCCAATCTCGCTACGGGCGGGTAGTTTGAATACTGGCCCCGATCCCCTCGCTTGAGGGAGCTGCGCGATTGCGTTATCTGATAGCGGAATGTACACAACACGGTGTGTCTTTATCTGCTTCGCCTCTACCTGCATTCCATTACCAGAGTCTTTTATCTGCTCCCACTGCAAAGCCTCTATGTCAGAGAGCCGAAGCCCGGTGAAGCAAGAGAAAAGAAACGCTGCCTTGACATCCGCATTCCCACATTGTGCCGCCTTCAACTGTGTTATCTCTTCCAGGGTGAGGTATTCGCGCATGCTTTCCGGGCTCCTTGGGCGGTCTATAGTATCTATGCGCTTGATCGGGTTCTCCGGCATATCCCCGGCGCGGTAGGCGTTGTTAAACAACGTGTTCAGGTTCCCGAACAATGTCCAGACCGTCCCCTCGGCAAGCCCTTCGTCGGACATGTACTTGCACCAACCGAGGACGTAATCCTTGTCTACCGTCAAAAGTGTCGTCCGCTTCCCGTATTTCCCAATCCAGCGGATAATCTTCCCAATGGTTCGCACATGACACGGCTTGTTCCTTTCGGCGTAATACTGTTGCTGCTCCTTCAAAAAGTCAATCAGAGTCTTGTCGTGCCGTATCTTTTTCCGGATTCCGGATCTGCCCTCTTGCAACTCCAGTATCTTCTTCGCCTTCATCGCAAGAGCGAGTTTCCGTGTCTCTTTGTTCTTGATGGCGTCTAGCTTTCCCAACTCCGGAACGAGATACATCCGCAGGAATTCCCTTGTCCGTATTCCGTCCAGCATATAATCCAAGTATAGCGACGCACCGCCGCCCTTGGTCGCCCGCTCTCGCAGGGTGACCAGTTCTTTGCTCTCGTTCTTTGTGCTTATTCGTCCCATTTTTCGAGTGACAAAAGAGTGACAAGAAGGCAGGATTATTTGGGATATCGCCGGGATATCACAGGGAACACACCAAGCAACTAAATCACTCAATACCAACTAATTGATTTCATAATTGACTATTCTTCAGCGACTTGTATGTCATGCCAAATTAGTCGATTCTTGAACATAATATCTTTTACTATCTAATTAATTATCAATTATTTATTTATAATAAATCGCCAGCGTGTGACATTGGAGTGACGATTGCAATTTAATACCTCCAACCGCCTCTATGCCATGTCAGTGTCTGGTTTGTCCATTTATCAAAAAGATTATTCCCAGTATCCATGAACCTATTGTTCAATAAAAACAAGAATCCGAATACGATAAGGACAAAAATTAAAACTGCTTCGATAAACTCTTTTCGTCTATTCTTTCTTTTATAAACAGCGATTGCGACACAAACAGCAAACGCTAAAACAAGAACGAGCAAGATTAACTCAAAAATCATTTTATTCTGAGATAGTTAATTAGTTCATAAATCAAATATATAAGTAGTATCAAAAGCAAACCGCCGACTGCGTTTATCGCTGCAAGAGAGATAATCTCCAATGCGTCCTCAAATGGAGAAACGATATAAGCTATGATACATAAAATAATCCCGAACCCAACGGCTTTAGCGCACTGCTTTAAGAAAAGCAGTACGTCGTGACGGACAAATCTTAAAAAGCCTTTCATTTAATTCTGATTTCCCCGTTACCGAATCTTTTGACTACGCACCCAAGTACGAGATCCATGTGGCGGATTGCATCCTTCGGAATCTTTATGGGGGAGTGAATAAGATGGCCATCCGGATAGGTCTCCCTATTCGAAGAGTACGCCATGATGTAGTCACCGCCGTCATCCTGTATCTGCTTCGTAATGCGGAACTCGTCAGTCTCAATCACGTAATTCTCGCCATTGATGAGCAGCCTCGGGTCGTTGACCCTCTTCAGGGCAAGAATGCACCCGCTGGGGTACTCAACCATTGAGTCCCCGTAATGGTGTATCGCCGAGGTGGCGGACGGGAACCAGTCGCCGGCATCAATCCACTCGGTAATCCGAGCCTGGTCGTCTACGTTGGCGACCATCTCGTTGTTTCCGCCTATTGTCGCGGCATCGTCGTATAGAGGGATCTTATTCTTTTGCGTTTCTTCTGGCAGCATCATGCTATTTAATACATTCCCTTCTCCTGTTAAAAGCCAAACTTTATTGATGTCTTTGTATGCAGAAATAATCTTAATAGCCATTCTCTCTGTGATGGCTTTAGTCTTTCCCTTTAAAATATCATAAATAGCTTGCGGTCTATCAAGCCCAATCGCCTCTGCGAGTGCATATGCGTTGATCTGGTATATCTCCAGTATCTTCTGTACTCTTTCACTTGCCTTCATAGTAAATCAGAAAAAATCTTAAAAAAATCTTGCATATACAGAAAATATCTGTATATTTGTAGGTGTTAAAGGTTGCTGGAAACTTTAATTAAAGCCTTTAACGGAGCAAAAGTAAATGCAAACATACGAAACAAAATCCATTGATGCAAGGAGTTTCCCCGAAATATGGGAAACACTCCAGCCTGCAGAGAGATCCGAACTAAAGTTCGCCATGATCGCGAAACTGCGGTGTACAGATGTTACTTTCTATAACTGGGCCAAGGGGGCAACGATGCCGGTAGCCTATTCCGCACAGCGGGATATCGCAGGCGTCATCAAGTCCACCCTTGGCCTTTCCGTTTCACCGAAGTTCCTCTTCCCGGCAAGATGAAAGAGAGCGACATCATATCCAGGCTTGACCGGATCGAGAAGATGTCCCTGCTTGCGGCAAAGAATGTCCTCTCGGTCGACGACCTCGCCCTCCTGCTCGGTAAGTCCGCCAAGACTATTCGCAACCAGATAGACGACATTCCGCACTACAAGAACGGCAGGGGAGGCTGGTTTAAGCGGTCTGAGATCGAGGCCTGGCAATGCCAAGTAAAGTGCACGCCCATTTCCATGATAATGTAAACCCATATCCATATGAAACAGATTCTCATTAGAGTGCTTATCGCCGTCCTCGGCCTCCTCGGCCTCGTCCTTATCATTGCGGAATCTCCCGCGTCCTCTGTTGCTTTCATTGCCGCAAAGATCGCCGGCGCCGCCCTGCTCTATCTGAGTAGCGTCGTCTACGAGGTGGCAATCCCGGACACCGAGGAGGTCTGACGGCAATCCAGGAAGGTTAGTTCATATACGGACAGAACGAGGCGTCAAGCAGGCCACGGCGCGAAGAAAGCGGGTTCGAATCCCGCACCTTCCACAAACACATCCAATCACAATCAATCATGGAGAACAACAACATTCAATTGGAAGTCGACCGCCAGAACGCGGTGATTTTCGCTGACCCGAGCAATTTGCCCGACCACAGCAAGGCAAAAGTACAACCCGTCGAGCTGTCCGGAGAATACTGGACGCCAGAGAAGGAAGGGGAGACCAAGCGTGTCTTCTTCGCGGGAATCACCGAGGAATACGTCCTTGAGCCGGAAACCGGCGAGTCACGGACTCTCGCGGTTGCGAAATTCGTGGAGCAGCGGGATGGCCAGCTCCGCGCCATCAGGAACGGTAGCCGTCGCCTCGTCGGCATCTTCGAACAGTTCGCCGCTTCCGTGAAGCCGGGCGACGCCTTCGAGATCACCTATCTCGGGAAGAAGAAGAACAACACGAACTCGTTCAAGTCCGACAACTGGAGCGTGAAGGCGCTCACATTCGCGCGATAAGATGGACAACGAGACCTTCAGAAAGCAGTTCGGATTCGATGCCCCGGACCTTTCCGAGGCATCGACCGAGGCTGCGGTCGAACTCTCTGAACTGAAGTTCGACAAGACGAAGTACGCCGATTTCGAGCAGGTGGCCGAGTGCCTCGCGTCCCTGCCCACGAAGCCGTCCGGGAGAAAGCCGTCTGCCAAGTCCCTTTCCGTGAACGGGAAGGTCGTACAGGACAAGATGGACAAGTACCTCTCCGCCTCCGGCGAGAGCAGCTCCGCGCTCAAGGAAGCGCTCAAGTCGCCACGCCATTATCTCATCTACAAGAACGAGGATCTCCAGCCGAAGGATGACTCCCATTTCACCCTTGGTACATTCATCCATTCCGCATTCCTTGAGCCGTCGAAGTTTGACAAGGTTAAGGTCCTCCCGGAAGAAGGCAACCGCTCTTCCAGAACCGGAATCCAGATCCTCATCAACTACTACTGGAATCTCCTCGGGATTGCACCGAACGCCTTCCTCTCTGAGATGAAGATGGACGAGCTGAAGGAGGTCCTTTTCGACCTGGAAATCGCCGCGAAGAAGGAAGGATACACCTTTATCTCCACGGACCAGGCGCAGATCGTCCGCATCGTCAAGTCTTCTTTCTTGACCTACGCCGGAGGAATCCTGCCTAGGCTCATCCGTAACGGAAGGACGGAGATCTCGATGTACGGGAAGGACGAGTCCACCGGGCTGAAGGTCAAGATCCGCCCCGACTGCCTGCTCCTCGAAGAGCAGCTCGGGTTGAACATGATTCTCTCCGTCAAGACTACCTCGGCTACGTCACTGGAGGGTTTCATGAGAGACGCCGCCAAGTATCGCTACGAGCTCGCAGAAGGCATGTACCTACAGGTCGCCGAGGAGATAACCGGAAGAAAGTTCTCCGGAACTCTCATGCTCATCGCGCAGACCGTCATCCCCTTCCAGTGCGCCCTGCTTTGGCTTGACGCCGAGGATCTTGAGATAGGCCGGTACAAGTACCGCCAGGCGCTCGACATCGTCCGTCAGGCGAAGAAGACGGACAACTGGCCCGGTTTCGAGTGCTTCGCGGAAGACGGCGCCTCCGGAATGATCCAAGTCAGGTTCCCAGGATGGATCAAGTCAGAGTTGAAACCTCAGTACATCAACGGATAGGAGAGGACGGAATGAACAATAGTTGGTTTTCGCACGACTCGAATGCCCGCAACTCCAAGAAGATGATTCGCCTGCGCCAGAAGTACGGGGCGGAAGGATATGGCGTTTACTGGATGCTCATAGAGCGCCTGCGGGAGGACGAGTCGTACACCAGCGAGACGGACTATGAGATGCTCGCTTTCGACCTCCGTGTCGGCGAGGATCTCATACGCTCCGTCGTCGAAGATTTCGGCCTCTTCGACCTCTCCGAGGACGGCAGGTCTTTCACCTCGCATGGCCTTGAGGAACGCATGGAGCTGCGTGAGAAGAAGTCAGTGGCCGGAAGGAAAGGAGCATCGTCCCGCTGGGATGACAAAAACGGCATCAGAATGGCACAGAATGGCAAAACGATGGCAGACGAAATGGCAAAAGACGATTCTGCCAATGGCTTTAAAGGAAAGGAAAGAAAAGAAAAGGAAAGAAAAGGAAATTCTTTTTCTTCTTTTTCCTCCTCTCCTGACGTCGCTCCGGAAAGCGAAGAAGAACAACAACAATTCTTTCTTGAACAGATGTTCTTCAAAAACTGGAACGAGCCCGAGAAGGAACTGCAGAAGTTCCTCGCTTGGAATAACACCGGCGGACGCAACTGGGCCTCTCTCTCGTGGGTGCAGAAGAAAGCTGCATTCGACCAGTGGAAGCAGCAGCCGTCCTGCCCGCCGAGATTCCCAGCTGATTTCCTCAAGATGTGGGAAGCTGTATATCAGACAATGCTTCTCAATGGCGCTCCGGACTTTGTACTTCACGCTGCATTATCCGACGACCTCCGCGCAGTCATCAGCCAGGGCGCGCTGCATCTCTATGCCGACGGCCTCCTGTGCGATTACATCGAGCGGGAAGACAAAATCGGATTATTCTCCCCGCTCATCGTCCCGTACATGACTGACCACGGCGCGAAGAAACTCATCTACCACAAACTTGATCACGAAGCAAAATGAAAACCAATATCAACCCCAATGAGGAGTCAAGCTCCTCCCAGAAGGCTCG